CGCCAGAGCCATGCACAGGCCAGAAGGGAGGCGCACAGGGCGCATTGCAGGGGGTAGCGGGCAGCGAGGCCCAGCATGGCGCGAAAGGCGCTCCTGAGCCATCCTAGGGCGGTCAGCCAGATCACTGCCCACTCGTCGGAACGAGAGCACCGATCACCGCCACCGCAATGAAGGCATAAGACCACGGTGCGGTCAGGGCGGCAGCGGCAGTCACGCCAACGCCGATTGAGGCCCATGTCGAGCGTTCGCCCAAGCGGGCCTTGATGTATTCGAGGACTTTCATGGGCACCCCCTGAGTGCAGCGGTTTCCGTGAGGTCGCATCGGCGCAGCCAGCCCTTGCCGAAGTGTGGGAAGTCATCGAGCGCGCGGTAGTATTCCCGTCGCGCCTCGGTGAACTGGCGCACGAGTTCAGCTACGCCGTGGACCGCCACGAAATTGCGAGTGGCGATGATGGTTGCAGGGCCGATCTGGCCGTCCTTCACCGTCCCGACGATGCCTTGCAGCAGCTTGGCCGCGCGGGCCGGGCTTGAGGTGATGCCAAAATCAAACAGACACAGTGCTACAGGGCCGGGGAGGTCATCTCCCCGCACCGCATCCCAGTAACGAGCCTTGTAGAGTGGCGCGACCTTGGCCGGAGTGAGGGCGCGCATCACTGCCTCAGTCGCGGGCTTGCCGGTCCAGTCCTGCCAAGTGCGCCACGTCACGCCGAGGTTGGTCATTCCCCCGTTGTCGCGCGGATCATTGACGAAGCCGCCTTCGCGCTGGAGGATGTAGGCAAGAGCGGTGTCAAAGGCGGTCACCCTTCCACCTCCGTCCCGTTGAGGTATTGCTTGGCGTGTTCAAGCTGCACCCGCACGTTGACGATGGCGTTGTTGAGCCCGGGCTTTGTCCCGCCGAGCGCTTCCATCGCGGTCAGCATGGCATCCATCGCCGCTACCATGTTCGCGCAGATCCGTTCGCAGCGCTGATCCTGCGATGTGCGGCGCTTGCCCTTCAGCCATGCGAACAGGCCGGTTCCGGCGCTGCCGAACAGGGCGCTTCCGATCGCGGTTACGGCAGACGCTTGGACTTGCGGATCAACACTCGACATCAGGCTCGCCTCCAGAGCACGTAGAGAAGGGCGAACACGACAATCGAGAGCGCCACGAAAAGACAGAGAGCGGGGAACACCGGCTCAGCCACGGCGCATCTCGCGCAAGGCTCGGCGGGTGCGGATGTAGCCGATGATGTCCCGGCCCATGTCGATCACGAACCCGACGCAGGTCCTGAACCCGACAAGGGCGAGGAAGATGATAGCAAAGCCGATCATGTCACGCGCACCTGCAGGACGCTGCCGTTGCGGTAGACGTCACCGATCGCCAACCCGCCTGCAGCCGCCGCCGCGTCGTTGGCGTAGTTCGGCGGAAGCGTGGGCATCGCCAGGGGGGTTTTGGCGTAGGTGCCCCCCAGCATCATCCCGCGCGGGGTCGTGGCGAGGTCGTAGAATGAAGTGGTGGTCTTGGTGCCACTGGAAACGTAGGACGCCGGGGTCGAGCCGCCAACCGACATGCCCGACGACGAGTAGGTGCCCCCCAGCGAAATGCCGGTCGGCGCGGTCGAACCGTCCTTGATCACCGTATCGGTGAAGGTGGGTGAGACCTCACCACCACCGAACACGCCGAAGCCGATGCCAACCGGCGCGCTGGCATCGATCTGGATCACCGAGTTCTTGGCGAGGTTCGTGCCGTCCGCCTTGATGCCCCACAGCACCGCCTTGACCGAGGGATTGCTGGACGAGAGGGTGAGCGCGCTGGTGCTGGTGTTCAGCCCGTTGCAATAGAGCGCGAGGTTGTTCTTGACCTTGTTGCCCGACGTGCTGTCGGTTCCGCAGTTGTTGGTCAGGTCCAGTTCGGTGTTGTAGACGAACTGCGCGAGCACCCCGCTTTCGACCTGGACGTTGTGCGCTTGCCCCCAGCTCTTGCCCGCGCCGGGCTTCACGTCGACCTCGTTGTAGAGACCGACCTTGCTGTCGATCATGTCGTCATTGATCCACGTCCACACGCAGGTGCCGTCGACAATCCCAGAGCCCTTGCCGGTCGGGCCACCTGAGCCCGCCGAGGTGCCCGCAGTGATGCAGCGGTAGACGTTGGTGCCGTTCGCGACGTTGGTGCCGGTGGTGTAGGCGGTCGTCGGTGCCCAGGTGGTGCGGTAGCCGGTCTGGATCGTCGTGAGCAGGCACAGCGTCTGCTCTTCGCTGTTGCCGTCGTCGCTGGTGGTCGCCGCGATCAGGGCCGACGCGCGTTGGTTGTCGGTATCCGCGCCGCCCGCCGGGTTCGAGACGCGGGTCTGGAACGACAGCGAGTTGCCGCCAACGCCGATGTACGAGCCGTTGGCCGGGCTGACACTGCCGAGGTTGTCGAGCGCGAAAGTACCCGTAACGCTGACCGGTGAGGTGAAGGCGGTCGAGACCACCGGCGGGGTGATCGTGGTGACGCTGGCGAGGTAGAAGATCATGTTGCCGAGCGCGTCGTAGGCCCGCACCGAATAGGTCGAGGCGGTGTAGGGTGTGGCCGGACTCGCGCCGTTGACGATGTAGCCGCCGTTGATCGCCAGCGGCTGCGAGGCCGGCTGCGTCTGCGCGGCGTCCCAATAGACCGCCTGGGGATGCGTTTCCGGGTCCTGCCCCGAGACGCCGATGTAGACACGGCCACCGGTCACCGGCTTGCCCTGCGCGTCGGTCAGGTTGAAAAACGGGTTTGCGGTTGGGTAGGCGGTCATTTACTGTTGCCCCATGCGGAAAAAGCTGAAGGTCGCGGCGTTGGCTGCGCTGGTGTGGTGGTTCACGCCTGCGTTTGTGTTCGTGCTGACCGGGCGGTGGATGTAGGTCATTGGCCCTGCTCCTGCGGCTGCGCGGCGAGCGGTTGGGGTGACTGCGCGAAGGCCTCGCGCAGACGCGATTGCAGGTTCAGCACGTCGTTCGCGATGGCTGGCTGCGATGCGGCGAGGCCGGTCAGGCGATCGACGTGGGCAAGTTGCGCGGCGGCGTTGGGCTTCTTGACCGAGGAGGCGAGCCAGCGGGCGAACTTTGGCGACGACAGCAACTTGCCCGCCGCCAACTGCCCGCCGATGCTGGCAAGGCCGGTGATCGGATCGTGGAAGAACACCGCCAGCGCGCCGGCGCCCGGAGCCATGTGCATCGCCAGTGCTGTGCCGGAGGTATTCGCGAACTTGCCCGCCGCCTTTTGCGCGTCGGCGATGGTCACAAGATCGCTGATGTCCTTCTGATACTGCGCCCCCGGGAACAGGACCGACTTCGCCTTGTCGGGCAAGCGGTTCCACTGGGTCAGGAAGCTCGACGGCGAGAACACGTCCCCCGCCGCGCCCTGCTGGCCTGCCGGGGCATTGCCGAGCCGGTCAAAGATCGAGGCGCGCACGGCGTTGGCTTCCTCTTCTGGGAGCGAACGCAGCGCCTGCGCAGTGCGGATGAACGAGCCCTTGTTGCCTGCCCATGACTGGATCGTGCGAAAGGCGCTTTCCGGGGTGGCGTTGCCGTCCTTGCCGAGGATCGGGGTGATCACATCATCAATGCGCTGCTGACGGGCCCGCCAGTAGGTATTGGCACGATTGAATGCCGCGGCAGCTTGCGGGCCTTCCGCTTGCGCGGTCGCCTGCATGTCCTGCGACAGCGCGCCGTAGAGGTCACGCATAGCTGCATCGACATGGCCCTCGGATGCGATCCCGGGCTTTCCGATAATTTCACCCACGGTCGAACGCAGGCGCTTCAGGTCATTCCACGATACCGAACCATCCTGAAGCCGCTCCTGCTGCCGGGCGACCTGCGCATCATAGGCCTGCCGTGCATCTGCGAGGGCCGATTGGGTTTGCGGCGTGGGTGTGAGCGCCGCCTGCTGCTGGGCGCGCGCAAGGCTGGCCTGCGCTTCGGTGAGGTCGGCTGCACGTGATGCGGCGGTTTCGGCCGGTGTGATCGCTTCAAGGCTAGCCCGAAGTCGGGGGAACTCGGCCCACAGCTGCGATAGCTCGGGGTTCGATTCCATTCCCCGAGTGATCTGGCCCAGTGCCTGGCGGGTGTTATCGAGCTTGGCTGAGGTGTTCGCCGCAATCGGAATGGCGTCATAAAGTCGCCCGGCAGTGTCCTGCGAATTGGTCAGGAACTTGTTGGCTCCGGCCTGCGCGGCTTGGCCTGCAGTCAGATCATCGCCCACCGTACCGATCGTCCCGGCGACGCGGGAACGTGCTGCGCCTGCCGCTGCGACCGAGGCCTGCGCGGCGTCGTGGATCGGAATCCCGCCGAGCGTGGTGCGCGCGGCTGCTGTAGCCATGCGGGTGCCAGTCCCGCCCACATCCGCAGGCAGGGCCGAGACGTTCTGGTCATGGAAGGCCTGCGCGACTGGCGAAAGCGCGCGTTCGGCCTCGGGAGCGAAGGCCCCGGCCACGCGGCCAACGCCACCTATGGCGGCGGGGCCAGCAAAGCCCCCGGCGATACCGGCGGCCAACTGCCCGATCGGCCCTGCGCCGTTCTGCCGGGCGAGCTCAGATGCGCCCCCGGCACCAGCCCCGGAGAGGGTAGAGGCCAGTGCCAGGAACGCCCCCTCGCCGCCGAGTGGGGCGGTGAGCAAGCCCCCGGTCGCCCCGCTGATCGCGGCAGAGGCGAGATTTTCCCCATCGGTTTGAGGCGTGGCGAACCCTGCGAGATCAGACAGGCCATTGGCGGCCCTGCTGCCGAAGTCGGTCTTGCTGTGGATGCCGGTGATGTAGGTCGAGGGATCGAGCAGGTCGCCAACCTTGGCGGCGGCGTCGGGCAACTGACCGATCCCATTGAGAATGGCGCGCGCGCCGATGCCGAGCTCATCGCCGAGGCCGTGCGCTTGCAATGGGTCAGCGCCGGGATCGCTCGATTCCTGCAAAGGGTCGGCAAGGTGAGCGTAAGGATCGTCGGCGGGAGATGCGGGAGCCGCCGGCATGACCAGTCGCACCGGGATATGCACCTTCATGCCGTGATCGCGGGCGGCTAAAGCGGCGTCGATGCCAGATCGTTCGGCTAGGCCATGTGCCGCCATGAAGGCGACGACCTGATCTTTCGTCGCCCCGGTGTTGATGAGGTGTTCCACCGTCGAGCGCGCGGTCTCCAGCGCCTGCGGATCGGGCGCCTGCGTGGGTGTGGCCTGCGGGTCGGGTGCAGCGATCTGCGCGTAGGGGTCGCTCATCGCTTCACCATCACGCGGCCGTCCGTCGTCCTGAACCGGGCGCCCGAAGGCAGACTGGCGGCCTGTTGAGGCGTGAGGGTGGGGAGCTGTCCACCGCCTTGCTGTCCGCCCTGCTTGGGCTCCAGTTGGCCGCCATTGGCCCAGCGGGTCAGCGCGGCGAGCTTGGACGACACCGCCCCACCCGGCACGGCCTTGTCGATGTCGAAATTCTGCCCCATCGCGTCCTGATAGCCCTGTACCAGCGGGCCAAACCTGCCGGCGATGAGCGCGATGGACTCGGCGATGCGGGCCTTGCGCGCTGCCGGGCCCTGGTTGGGATCGAGCGCGTCATAATGGCGGTTGATCTCGCCCTCGGCCGGAGCCTTGCCGGTCAGGAACTTGGCCAGTTCGGGGGCGACGAGGGTGCGCGCCTGGTTGTACTTGGCAAGGTCGACGTTACTGTTGACGCGCCGACCGGCATTGACTGCGCTATTGATCCACGACGAGGCGAACCCATCGGCTCCGCCCAGTGCTTCGGACTCCTTGGCAAGCTCGTAGAGGTGGTTGATCACCGTCTTACCGCTGGTCAGGGTCTGGCCGATCACGCCGCCCGGCGAATAGTCGGTCGCGGTCTTCTTGCGCCGGAACCACGTCGCCGCATCGAACGAGGGGTCGGCCTGCTGCGCGGCGGCGAGCAGTTGCTGCATCTGCGGCGAGCGCAAGGCAGCCTGCGAGGGATACGGCGTCCGACCTTGAAGCAATGCCCGCGCCCGATTGGCAAGGTCGCTGGGGATCGTCGCGAGGTAGGCGTCTCCGGTCTTGGTCGTATCCCCCGGAGCAGAAACCAGATCACCTCCTTTCGACGTAAAGACGACATTCCCCGTGGGGCCAGCGGGGAGCCCGCCATCGGAACCCGAAAGCTGGGCGGTCGCACCACCAACCGGCAATCCTTCGATTAGGCTTTGGACCGTCGTCTGCCCAGACTTGAGCTTGCGCGCGACCAGCGCTGCGGCAGCGGCGAGACCGGCCTGCTTTGAGGGAAACGACTTGTAGGAGCCATCCGGGTTGCGGAGGTTTCCGGGATTGTTGTTGCGGTCAGCCAACGACCCCGCGCCGCCCTCGGAGAGCGTCATCGCCTGCGCGATCTTGGCGGGCGAGAGGCCGGAAATGTCTGCGGTCGGGTCTACACCCAGAAACCGCGCGGCCCCCGTGATCTTGTTGTCGACGACATTGTCGGGATTGTCGCCGCCGTTGCGGGCGCGTGGGGTCCAGCCACCAGAGTAACGCTGGCCGGAAGGGGCCCCGGGGCTGGCGCTGGTTACACCGGGGGCGGCGGTGCCCTCAGGTAGCGCAATTACGCTTTCCGAGCCGTCGGCGTTCTTGACGGTCTGGTACTTCGGGCTCTTGCCTGCCTGGTACAGCACCTTGCCGCTATCATCGACCAGCGCGCCGCCTTCGTTGATGACGTGGGTCTGCGCCTGCCCGTCGCCCACCTTGTCGAGCACCTTGGCGAAGTCCTCGCCGCCCGGGATCGAGGCCAGCGCATAGGCGGCCACCCCCTTGGCGTGGTCGGGGTTGGTCTTGATCGTCTGCAACAGCATATCGACCATCGGCTCGGATTTACCTGCCTGCTGGTCAGCCAACTGGCGCGCCTCGAGCAGCTTCTGCGCCTGGTCGGTGTAGCCGTTGTTGAGCAGCGAATAGACGTTGGCGAGCTGCTGGCGATCGGCGTTATTGACTGCCGCATCGCGCATGTTCCACGCGTCGGTGATCGCCTTCTGCTGGTTGGGGAACTGGAGCGCGAGGTTGGCCGCGCCCTCGGCGGTCGGCTTCTGGATGAACTGGCCGACCGCCTGCTGGTAGGCGGCCTGCTGCTGGACCTGCGCCTGTTGCTGCTGCTGGGCCTGCTGCAACTGGTACTGCTGAACCTGCGTATTCGACTGCGTGGCGGCGAGATCAGCCGACTGCTGCTGGCCCTGCATGAACGAACCCACCGGGTCGGGCAGGACCTTCATCACCGAGAGAAAGTCTTCGGCCATTAGAAGATGCTGCCGTTCTGGTTCATGGTCTGGCCGACGCCTGCGACAAAGTCAGGCGATGGCGTGACGAAGCCATTCGACCCGAGTGGCGCGGGGCGGTTGAACAGGCCGCCAAGGGCCTTGCCGACGCCGTTGAAGGCATTGTTCCAGATCCCGGTCGAGCCGAGGATGCCGCCCGCCTGCGCCGATCCCTGCTGGGCGTAGAGATTGCCCATCGCATTGGCGGTCTGTCCGTTCAGGCTTCCAAGATTGCCCGCGCTGGCGTTGCCGGTGTTGGAGATGCCGCCGAGGTTGGCCAGCTGGTTCTGGATCACCTGCGACAGGGTATCCGCGCCGAAGTTGGCGAGGCTTGATGCCGTATTGCCGCCGCGCAGGCCGCCGGTTGCCGCCGCCGAGTTGAGGATCGCATCGCGGCCGTTGCGGAACAGCGACTGGTAGAGCGGCGAGGCCTGCAACTGGTCGATCGCGCCTTGCTGCACCTGTCCGGCGCTCTGCAGTCCGGGAGCCGTGCGCCCCTCGTTCTGACCGTAGTTCTGATAATGCCACTGCGCGTAGGCTTCCGGCGTCGGGAACTGCTGCTTGTCGGCCGGCGACATCGCCTCCCAGCCAGCCTGCACGTCGGGGTTCTGCTGGAGATAGGCGGTCCAGTTGCCGGTTGAGGGGCCGCCACCGAGGCCGAGCAGGTCGAGCTGCTGCTGAAGCGCACTCTTGCCCGCCGCCAGCCACGGCGCGTAGTTCTGCTGGTTGATGTTGAATTCGCGCTGCTGTTCGGCCAGCCCCTGCGCGGCCGAGGCGGCCTGTGCATTGGCGGCGGATTTCGCGCCTCCCGCTGCAATGGCGCCGCCCGCAAGCGAAGCCACGCCGCCGATGATTGCACCCGCGACAGGCATCAGCAGGTGCCCATTTCATAAACAAGGTGCGGTTCGCCGAGCGTGACGAGCGTTTCCCCGGTCGGGACCATGCCCATGCTCACCGCGAAATTGCGGACGTTGCGCATCTCGGGCTCAATCTGCGTCCACAGCCGTTCGGTGCCGTGCTGCGCGGCCAGCGAGATCATCTCGGCCGCTGCCTGGCGGGCCCATTTGCCCCGGCCGCTGGGGAGGATGTAGGTATGCACCTCGTGTTCGGCGGGCGCGGTCCAGATCAGCGCGAAGCCGCCATGTTCGCCGAACGGGAACAGGTTTTCCGGCTCGGCCATCCGCCGGGAAATGTCGAGATAGCCCGCTTCCGGCGCGCCGACATAGGGCCGCACATCGGGGTGATTGATCACCGCGTTGACGCGGGCTGCATCGCGCGTGAGGGAAAGAATGGCCGGCACCAGAAGCCCTTTGCTTCGATGGTCCGGCGCAACCGCTAACTGCCGATAGGCTGGGACGGTATGGCGCTGATTTTTATAATCAAGCGCAAGCGCGGCCCGAACCGCAAAATCACGCGGACGGTTCAGCGACCTCCGCCTTCGCCAGCGCTGCCTCGACTTCATCCGCCAGGGCGACGAACGGGCGCAATTCCGCGAGGCGTCCCTGCACCTGAGCAGAATGAAGCGCGTTCAGGAGAAACTGGCGGTGTTCTTCCTTGTCGAGGGTCATGTCAGCCTCACGTCGCGTAGTAGGGGATCTTGCGGTTGGTGCCGCCGATGGTGATGGTCAGGAACCCGACGGGATTGGCGGGCAGGGTCTGCGCGCCCGCCGTGGCCGTGGTGGACGAGAGCCCGATGGGGAACGCCACGGTGCCAGCCAATGTGACGTTGCCGAAGTCGTCAAATGTCGCCAGCGACGTTGCATCAGTGTGATCGCGGATGATGAAATTGCCGCCGCTAGGGACCGTCAGCCGCTGATTGGTGCCGTCGAAATAGAGACTGGAGCCGCTGACCCACTTGATGCCGCGCGCCAACCCGGAACCCAGTTTGATCGCTGCCGTGGTGAAGGTGCCGACGCCCGAGTTGACCAGGCTGTCGGCGCTGCTCGTGCTTTCGAGCGAAACCCCCGCCGCCGTGGTGGCCAGCCCGCCCAGCACGATGCCGTTGGCGAAGCTGCCCCCACCTAGCGCGCCGGTCTGCATGGCCGGGCCGGGGATCGCCACGCTGAAGCCGTTGATCAGCAGGCCCGCCGAGGAGGTACTGAGCGCTGTATCCCCCGCCGCCGGCTCAACATCGATCTCCAGCCCAACGAACTTGCACCCGCTCTTGCCGGTGCCGCGCGCGATGATGTTGGCCCCGAACACCGTCGTGTTGTTGGCCCGCGCGACGGAATCGAACAGGCCGCCCACGACATCGGACGGCGAGCCTGAATTGTTGGCCAGAACCATGAAGCCCGGGCACGGCGCATTGGCGCCGCCATCGGTGTTGGTGAAGTTCGCGCTGATGCCGTGGTCGGTGACCACAGCACCCGACCAGATGCCTGCCTCATCCTCCAGCGGATAGGTCGCGTTGTCCCGCAGCCAGCGGATCGCCATCTTGGACCCAGCGATCGGGGTGGCGCGCCCGGTGAGGAATATCCCGGTGATTGCTGTTGATGCCGCGGCCGTCAGTCGGCCCTTGGCATCGACGGTGAGCGCTGCGACGTGCGTGGCATCGCCATAATTTCCGGCTGCGACCGCTGTATTGGCGAGCCCGAGGGTATAGAAGCCGTTGGCGCCCCCATCGATGCCCGAGAGGTCGCCAACAGCCGGCGCCAGCACCCGTTCCGCCCCGAGCGACGGTTCCGGCCCGACCACGAGGAACGAAGCGTTGGTGACGCCATCGCCCATGTCGGCGACGTCGGTCTGGATATCATCGAACGTCGCAACGGCGCGCGGGGTGGGCAGGAACTGGGCCAGTTCCGCGCGGGGCAGAGTGGATCCGTTGAGTTTCATGCCGCGAGCGGCTCGATCTCGGCCTCAAGCCGGGTGAAACTGATGTGGTTGTCGCCCTGGCCGCGCAGGCGCACCGCGATGTAGTTCGAAAACCGCTTGTTCGGCCACCACACGAGGCGCTTGTTGCGCTCGCCGAACTTACCCGCCGAGATGCGGAACTCCTGCCCCCACGATTCCCCGTCAGCCGAGAACGAGAGGTAGACATAGGGCTGATCACCGAGTGCTGCCCGACCCGGGAGGCCGATGAGCTCGATCCGGTGGATGATCCCGCCGCGCGCGCCGTTGTAGACGAAGTTGGTCTGGAACTGCCACGACGACAGGCCGCCCCAGAAGCCCGAGGCGCTCTCGTCGATGTAGCCGATCTTGCCATCGGTCGAAGCCGCCAGCCACTTGCCGTAGCAGGGCACCAGATGCCGCGCGGTATAGGCCTGGTCGAGGCTGTCACCGCCGCGCAGGGTGATCCACACCGGCTGTCCGGCCGCGATCGATGCCTGGTTGAGATAGACCAGCGTCCGGTCGGGCAGGTGCATGTACAGCCGCTGCTCGTTCTGGTCGTTGCGCTGCTCCATGACCACGGTGGCCAGTTGGGCATCGGTCAGTGCGGCGAGCAGCTTGTCGACTTCCTGCGTCGAGATCGAGCGCGATTCCCCGGCGCCGGCGATATAGACCGAGGGGCGTTCGGTGCGCGAGGAACCGAGAAAGGCGAAGGTCTCGAGGAAATAGGACCATGCCTTGCGCCCGACGATCCCGCGCGGAATGAACCCCGGCGGATTGTTGACGAACGGGAAGCCCGCGCCGCCGCTGTCGCGGAAATTCTGGATGGTGTAGCGCCCGAGCGCATAGACTTCGCCGCGGACCTTGCAGATCGCGTTGATCGGGTCGGGGTCGGTCTCGGCCGAGCCGTAGTTGAGCGGGCTGATGCTCATCGGGTCGGTGAGGTCGGTGAGCACCAGATAGGTGCCATCGGTCATCATGAACCGGCCATCCACGAACAGCACGTCGAACACGATGCCGAGGTCCGGGTCAGACACGCGGGTCAGCGCTGCGCCGCTCCAGTAGAACAGGTTGCCCGCGCTGGTGATCGCGAGCCGATCGAACGAATAGTCCATCGACACCGGGTTGCCGTCGTCGACCACATCGCCAAGCACGGTCACGGTGCCGTCCTGCGCCACGCTGACGAGCCGCGAGCCCATCACCCGGTAGCAGGTGCCGTTCCAGTTGATCGCGCCGCGACTGGCGCCGTAGCCCGAGGCCTGCGCGGTGAGGCCGTGAATCTGCCCGAGATAGCCTTGGGCGATGCCGTTGTCGCCCATGATGGGCTCTTTGTTGACCGGCATGGCCCCGCGCCAGTCGGCGCTCTCATCGGTGTAGATCCCGGAGAGGATCGGGAGCGCAACCATGTCAGCTCACCACGATGATGAGCGTGGTGTCCAGCGGGCTGTTGGTCGCGCCGGGGAAGGTCTGGCGCAGCACCGGGTTATAGACCCCCGCCGTGAGCCCGGTGGCGGTCAGGAGGCCATTGACGAGGGTGAACCCGGCCGCCGTCTTGAGGCTGAGGACCGCGCCCTGCGTCCATTCCACTGCGCAGGCGTAATCGTTGCCGACAGCACAGGAGGCATCGGCAACCGTGGCATCGGCGAGCGTGATCGTGTCGCTCCACGTATCGGTTTCGAACGGCCGCCAAGGCGCCCATGGGCTCGAACCAATGCCCCGGCCCGTGGTGCGCGGGAGCAGCATCTCGGGAATGGCCGCAGTCTCGGCGCGCAGGAACGCGAGGCCGTCGTTCATCGCCTTGCGGGTCTCGGCCGAGACGGTCTTGCCCATGCCCGGGGCAATGCGGAATGCGCCCCATGCAGCAACGGTGGACATCGCGGCGTCGGGGATGCCCGTGGCCTCGGCCGTCGAGCTCCGCCCGAAGGTTGCGGGGAAATTGTAGCCCAAGTTCAGGCCCTGCGCCTGCCACTCGGCCAGCAGCGCCTCGATCCGCCGCAGGGCCGAGACATCCTCGCCCGGGGAACGGTCGAATTCGTAGCCGGCGCGCCCGCACTCCTCGAACACGAGGTCGAGCAGATCGGCCTTGGTTGCAGTCGAGGGATAGGGGTTGAGCACGTCAGATGCCCGAGCAGATCGTCACTTCGAAAGCCTTGCCGCCCGGCGCGGTGTCGCCGAAAATGTTCCAGTAAACCGGGGTGTTGTCGGGGTTCGGGTGGATCGTGATGATCTCGGTCGCGCCGCCCGGGAACGTCGGGCTGTTCGACAGGGTGATCGCGTTGGCAAAGGCCTGCGTACCGGCCCGGAATGCCACGCGCACCGTGTCGTTGTTGACGATCCGCACCTGGATGGGGCCGGAGAGCTGACCGAGCAGCTGCGAGGTGCCCGCCGAGTTGGCGACGGTCACCTCCACCTTCGTCGCGTAGGTCAGCGAGATCGGGCGGGTGTTGAAGCTCATCCTATGCTTCCTTCGGTTTCCGAGCACTGCGCGCAGGCTCCTTTGCAATCACCGCCGCTTCTTCCTCGGCAGTCGGCTTGTGGGCCACCCAGCCATCGGCCAGCGCGATGTCGGCCTCGTCCTGGTCGTTGACGATCACGTAGTCGAAGTCCTCGCCGTCCCAGCGGAACATCGAACCCGGTTTGTAAAGCATGAGCGGAAATTCCACGGGGCTACTCCTAGCTGAGACGGTAAGTGACGAAGGTGGCGGCGGCGCTCTTGACGGTCATGAACCGCCCCGAGGTGCCGGCAGCGACCGCACCCGCTCCGACGACGGTGTGGCCCGTCGCGGCGGTGACGGTGAACGCGTTCGAGCCGGTGTTGATCGCCGACCACTGGAAGCCGTCGCCGATGTCGATCGGGTGGGCGGCATCGACGGTCGTGCCGGTGTCGAGCGTGGCCGTGACTGCCGCGGCGGTGGTGCTGGTGACGATGCCGGAAAGGATCAGGGCGGCAGTGAGCGTCCCGGTGGCGTTGAGGGAGTTGGCCGAGGCCTGGACATTCGAGCGCTCGACAATGACCGGCGAGGTTCCCACGGCATAGAGCACGGCCTGCGCGCCCGCAAAAATGCTCACCGTCCCGGCGGCGTTGTATGACGATGAGGTGTAGCCGCCCGTGTTGTTGAACGAATTTACCATCTGCGGCGGCGCATTGCTGTACGTCTTGGCATCGAAGACGGCATAGCGCGCCGCCGAATAGGTCGTGATCTTGCTGCCCGCCGGCACCGTCACGATTGCGCTCTGGTTGGCTTGAACGGTGGAACTCGGCATGGGCTTAGATCCTTGGTTGACCGGGCAGGCGCTTCCAAACGCCCACCCGGTCAGGTCATTACTTGCGATAGATCGAGAAGGTCGGGGTTGCCGCCGTCTTGACCACGCGGAACGTGCCCGAGGTCGAAGCCGCCACGCCGGCAGCACCAACCAGCGTCACGCCCGTGCCCCCGGACAGCGTGAAGGCGTTCGCGCCGCCCGTGTTCACAGCCGTGAACTCGAAGCTGTCGCCCACCGCCATCGTGCCCGCCGCATCGATCAGCGCCGCCGTGTCGGTGGTCGCGGTCACCGCCGCAGCCGTGGTCGAGGTGACGATCCCGCCCAGCATCAGCGCGGCCGTCAGGGTGCCGGTGGCGTTGAGGGTGCCAACGGTCTGCGTGTTGGTAAGCCGCTCGTAGATCACCGGGCCAGTGCCGACGTTGTAGGTCAGCGGCGAACCACCGGCCTGCAGAATGATCGTCGTGCCGTTGGCGTAGGTCGAAGTCGTGTTGAGCCCCGAACCGTTGTAGACCAGCGTGTTGAGCACCGTCGGGTAGTTGGCGAAG